GTCACGCACATCGATTACTCGCACAAAGCTGCTCTTGGAGAGTGTGGTCTACCCATCCTTTGGGGAGACACCGCCAAAGCAGTGATTGCGGGCATCCACACGTCTATGGTCCCCAATACCCAGACCAGCATGTTCTCACCAATCACCTTTGATGATGTTGTGAGGTGGACATCTTGGCTCGACAGCCTTATCTCTCCGCGATACCTCAACGAGATACCAGTCGACCGAATGGCCGCTCAACACATAACTGAAGAGGTGCACAGGAAGAGTGCCATTAACTTCGTGCCCGAAGTGCCCAACAGCGGCGCCAAGGGTCTCGTGGTATATGGTGGGGTGAACACGCGCTCCAACGAGAAGATGAAGACCAAGATCAGTCCTGTCCGCTCTCGTCTCTTGGAACTCGGTCTAGCGGTGCCTGACCTTTGTGCCCCCGTCAGTGACAACAACAACAGGCGGGAGTTTCTTCTTGCTACGACCCGTACACCGCAGCCAGTTGACACGGAGGTGCTGGAACGCGCCTCCAAGTCTCTCTACAATAGCCTTAGCCAAGTTGTGGTAAACTGCGTGGACGTGTCGAGTTGGACCCCCCTCGATGATGAGGAGGTCTTAGCACGAACCAAGTGGGACAAGAGTGCAGGGTTTCCCTACTTTTCGAAGAAGGACAAACTTCGCAAAGATGGAAGTCTTTTGCCAATGGTCGAGGAGAGGCTGCGTGCGTCTGAAGCAGCAATCCGGGACGGCGATAATCCCGGTTTCCTCAATATGGCCTCTGTGAAAGATGAAGCCCTGAAGCGTGGCAAGAAAGCGAGGTACTTCCAAGCAGCACCGTTCGAGAGTTACTTCTTGTGCATGAAGTACTTTGGACCATTGATGGATAGAATGTCAGATGACAACCTCACCTCTGGGGTGGCTACTGGGATGAATCCCCTGGGCCCGCGATGGGACAGGGTGATGAGGGTGCTTTTAGCACCAGACAGAAAGCTACTTAACATGGACTTCAGCTGGTTCGACAGGTACTTCCACCCACAGCTGAAAGAGGCTGCAGTGACCATCTTCGCGGAATTGGCGTACCACCTTTATGGTGGCACAGTGGACTTACAGTTCCTGAAGAACCTGCTGATGGCAGTGACGTTCTCTAAAGTCAACATGTCCGGGGCCATCTACGATCCACTTAGCCTATGGCCTAGCGGTATTGCCCTGACTGCTCATCTAGGCACTTGTTATGGAAGGTTGATGTTGACATATGCGTGGTGTGTCTTGTATCCGGAAGACATGTGGAAGCTTTGCTACTACTTGGGTCTTGGAGACGACAACCTGAC